GGAAGTGCCGCAGTTGTTTTTACTAAATCTGATAGAAAAATATATGTATATAGAGACAGTGAACGACCTTTATTTCGTGGTACAATAAGAGGTAATCTATATATATCTTCAATAGAAGGAAGTTTAGCAGCAATAGGATGTACAAAAATAAAATTATTTGCTGAAAACTATCTTTATATTATAGAAAATGGAAAAATAAGGGATACTAAAAAGATTTCAAGAAACAATATTCTCAAAGAAAAAATAGTTACTCATGCATGTAGTATAAAACAACCTTATACAAATAATTACTATGATGATTATGAAGATATGCATTCTCCTTATGGGTATTTTAGTAAAAATGCTGTAACGAAACATAGTGCCGGCTGTAATTGTAGTATGTGCAAAGTTAAAGTAGTAAATGCAAAAAAAATATCACATGCAAAAGAAGAAGATGATGTAGAGGTTCCTAATAATGTTAATACTTATTTTAAACAGAATAATGATGTTGACAACGAAGATGAAGATACTCAAGATGATTATGATATCATAAGTAGTACAAGTAATCATAGGAATAAGTCTTTAGATACTTTAGAAGACGATGCAGCTAATAGTCAATTAGTAGCAGATGACTTTCAAGAAGATAAAGACAAAGCTTGGGCAGCTCTAAATTCTATTAGAGAATATTTAGTTGATGTAAAAAAAGAGGTGGATAAATTGAACCGATATACTTTTGTAACTGATAAACACGAGATAGCTCAAAAGCTAAGTGGAATAATTGGGTCAACAGAAAATCATATATTTAATTTATTTAATTTAGAAACACAAAATTAATGAATAAAAGAAAATATCAGGTAGGGGATATAGTTACGGGTAACTCAGAAGCAGATCTATATTTAGGGATAACTAATTCTAGTATGCTTAGGGGAAAAATAATAAAAATAACAAAAGGCGCACTTTCTAAAGAATCAAAAGATGATTACACTGTTACTATTCTAATAAAAGAACATCTTCAAAATTACTTTAATGGTGAAATTGAAGAACTTATAGAACCAAGGTTTCTTACACTAGTTTCAGAAAAGAAAAAGAAAAAAGCTCCAAAGGGATATGTTACTGGTTATAACGATGAGCATATTAAAAAAGAAAATGCACGAACTCATTTAGGCATTATTTACGAAATTGATAAATCAATTTTTTTAATTAACAAAACTTGGTATCCTATAACATCTCCAGAAATAGATTTTGATTTTAGAATAAATAAATATAATTTAGATTATCAGTTAGCAAGTGGATTAGTAGGTTTAAATAAAGATGGTTCATTAAAGTTTGGAAAATTTAGTCTAAATGGAAAAGAACCAGAAGCCATGCTTAAAAGGTTCGATAAAGAATTTGAACATACTTTAGTATTAGATATTGATACCGCAAAACTTTGTGGACTTACAGAATGTTATAATTCAGGTTATTTTTATAAAGGAAAAAGTCAATACATAAAAAAAGTTCCTTTTCATACTAAATTTGATAATACTAGAAAAAAGGGATTAGGAAAGAAAGAAGATTATTTTTATGGTACACAATCTCCTTTAAATAGAATAACCGAAGGTAAGCCATATTCATTTGGTATAGAATTAGAAACAATAAACGGAAGAGTTCCTGCACACGCTTATATGGATAAACTTAATATGAGATGTGTTTATGATGGATCATGTACTGGCGGTGAATATGTTAGTGGCCCTTTAAAAGGAGATTTAGGGTTTGTACAAGTTCATAAAATGTGTCACGAAATATCTAAACGATGTGACATTGATAAAACTTGTAGTTTACATGTTCATATTGGTGGGGCAATATTTAATAAAGAATTTACTGTTTATGCTTGGATTTTAGGTAAAAAGATAGAAAACGAAATTTTTAAATGCGTTGCTGCATCAAGAAAAGGTAGCAGATTTTGTCAACCCTTACCACATGCAAATTTACCAGTGCTTAAAGCAAATTTTGATAATGTTAACAAGGAAACATATAATAACTTTATTAATGAAGCGTATGGAAAAATATTTACATTCTTAAGTGGGGGTATACTGCCTTCCATGAAGGTTAATAAAGAAAAACATAATCCTAATGGAAGATATTGTGCAAGTAGATATTATTGGTTAAACTTAGTATGTTGTAACTTTATAAGAGGAAGCAATGATGGTTACCCAGCACCAGAAAATTATGATGAATATACCGTAGAATTCAGGAATCATTCAGCCACATTAAATTCAATAAAGGTAAAATATTGGATATTGATTTGTATGGGCATAGTATGGTTTGTTGAAAATCAAAAAAAACATATTTTAGAAAAAAATGAAATAAGTCTTAGCTATATAATGAAAAAAGCTTATCCAAAAACCGGAAAAAAGTTAGCAAATTACATAGAACAAAGAATTGAAAAACTTGCTAATAAAAATGAAGAGGCAGTGGAATATAGTCAAGAAGAAAATATAACAGAATTAAAACAATTGAAAGGAATAATAGAAGAATAATGTGTTTAATAATAGCAAAGATTCCAAATCTTCCTTTAACTGAACAAATATATCCCATGATAGAAGGAGGCGCTTGGTCTAATGATGATGGAATGGGGTATATGTTAAAAAGAAGTGGGGACAATTATATTTATATAAAAAAAGGCATAACAAAAATATCTGAGGCAATTATTGAAATAGAAAGTCTAGACATTCAACCATGTGATGAATTTGTATTTCATCTAAGAATGGCAACTTCAGGACTTTACGATACAGATAATTGTCACCCTTTCGTAGTGAGTACAAAATCCGAAGAGGTTCTTTGGAATAATTGTTTTGTAAGAAAACCTTGTTTAACTCATAATGGTATATTTAGTGAATATTCTAATTATGGTGATGCTTATTCTGATACCTATTATTTTACAAAGGATTTTTTTGCTCGTTATGGAGCAGGGTATAGAGAAAAAGTGAATAACTATTTAAAAAGAACAATGTTTGGAAACAAAGTAGCAGTCTTATTTCCCCAACCCGATAAACCAATGATGTTGTTGGGGAATTTTCAAATAGATGAGAATTATTATGTATCTAATAAAGGTTACAACTTTTATGGATTTTCTAAAAATAAAAAAGAAACCTTTGAAGAACAAAAATTTCGGATATTAAGAAGGGAAGACGCTACGGCTACAAGAAAAAAAATTGTTATAAACCCAAATAGGTATTTATTAACCGCTTAAAAAATAATGTATAATGAAACCAAATTTATCTATTTCAACAACAAATAAAGATGCCGAACAGCGTATCGTATTGGAGAAATGGGCAGATTGTGGTTTTAAAGGAACTTATCTTGGGGCTACAGGCTTGGGTAAATGTAAGATTGGGGTAATGGCTGCTGGGAACGATATAAAGGAGTATCTTAGAAAATATAAAGGAATTCCTTCATGGTTAATTGTTGTTCCTACAGAAAATCTCAGAGATAATGAATGGATAAAAGAATTTAAGAAATGGGGATATGAAGATGAGTTAGATTATGTTACATTAGAATGTATTCAGACTGCATATAAGCGTTCTGGAGAATACTTCAAAGGACTAATAGTAGACGAAGTCCATACTGCTTTAAGTCCTGAATACAAAAAGCTATTGCAAAATAATCATTTTGATAAAATTCTATGTTTAACTGCAACTATAGACGACCCAGAAAAGAAGGAATTTTTAGAAAAGTATGCTCCAATATTCTATGAAACGTCTTTATCTAAAGCTAAGGAACTTGAAATTGTTTCAAATTTTAAGATATTCAATCTACCAATTGCTTTAACAGAAGCCGAATTAAAAGAATATGCCGAAGCGGATGATGCTTTTAATAAGTATTTCTCTACTTTTGATACTGCACAAGGAAGAAGCTTTGCTTTAGTTAAAGCTTGTATGAATAAAAATAAAGCAAGGCATTGGGCTGGTTGTATAAAAGGAAATGGGGAAACCGTCAGGAACCATGCTTTTAAAGTAATGGGGGCTATAAGAAAAAGAAAAAAGATTTGCTATGATGCTATAAATAAAATACAAGCAGTTAAGGATATTAACAAAATCTTTAAAAATAAAAAGACTATTGTATTTTCAGAATCCATAGCTTTTGCAGATGAAGTAAAGAAAGCTTTAGAAAATAATTGCGTAGTTTATCATTCTAAGATAACCGAAAAAAGAAAAAAGGAAGCATTAGAGGCTTTTAAAGATAATTGCAACGTACTGTCAACTGTAAAGGCTTTAAATGTTGGTTTTAACGTACCTGCCTGTTCTTTAGGAATAATAGCTTCTGGAAGTAGTAAATCGTTAGATTTATTACAAAGGTTAGGTAGGACGTTAAGATGGGAAGATGATAAACTTGCAATTTTTATTCAGCTTTATGTTAAAGATAGCCAAGAACAAAAATGGGTTGAAAAACGATGTAAAAATGTTGCTGAAGTAGTATGGATAAAGAATATAGAGGAATTAAAAAGTTATTAAAAAATTCTTATTACTAACTGGTTAAGCAATAAGAATTTCCAAAAAGGGATAGGAGGTATAGTAAACCAGAATCCCCGAAATACTCATTAAGGTCACTGTTAGACTATATTTAATAACTTTTAAGGGAGTAAGCAGGAGATTGTAGCCTGAAACACGCTATCTAGCGCCCTGATAGAAATAAGGCTATAACTTGTATGTTATAGTTTTTTAATGCTATTGCGCTATGGTGTAATAAACCCGCCTGTGGTATCCCTTATTTAAAAAATTTAAAATAATGAATAGATTCGTACTAGGAGATCCCCATGGGGGATATAGAGCCTTAATACAAGTACTAAAAAAGTCTGATTTTAATTATAAAAAAGACTTGCTTATATGCCTTGGAGATGTTGCAGATGGTTGGAGTGAAGTTCCTGAATGTTTTGATGAGTTGTTGAAAATTAAGAATTTAATTTATATTATGGGCAATCATTGTTACTGGCTATTTCAGTACTTAAGATGTGGGGCAACTCCTCACATTTGGACATCACAAGGTGGTAAAGCTACTTTAGATGCTTATATACGATGTTTAGACGCTGGTGATACTTTAGTATTAAAAAGACACGAAAGCTTCTTACAATGCTCTAAAATGTATCATTTGACAGAAGATAACAAATTATTTGTGCATGGAGGGCTAGATTGGCATGTTCCTATAAAGGATAATTATAATAATACTTTAATGTGGGATAGAAAGGCGTATGAAACAGCTTTAATGTGGGAACGTCAAGATTCAGGATATATCTTTAAAGATTATGATGAAATTTATGTAGGACATACAGATACTTCTTATACATCAATTATACCTGTTCATGCTGCTAATCTTTGGAATATGGACCAAGGGGCAGGTTGGAAAGGTCGATTATCACTTCAAAATATTGATACTAAAGAATTTTGGCAAAGCGATGATGTTTATACACTTTATCCAAAAGATAAAGGAAGATATTAAAAATTTAAAATAATGAATAGATTAGCACTGCTAAATTAATTAAATGAATGTATGAGACAATAATAAAAGAAAATATAAAACTATCACTTGAAGATTTAGAAGTGGCTATAGATTTAATTCATTTTACTTATCCAAAAGTAAAACTTTGGGATTATGAAACTGTAGCCACTTTAATCTTCAGAGAGTTTGATATAGAGTGCACTAAAGAAGAAGTTTGGGAATACTATGAAACTTTATATCAAAGAGAATCAGAAGATATTAGACTTATTTGTAAACATGCAGGGTATTACTATTAAAAAATGAATAAAAATTATTTTGCTGAATTATTAGAAGCATATCCTAAAAAAACTCCTAATGGAAGAAGATTGCATGGAAATAAGGATAATTGTAAAAAAAAATACAATAATTTAATTAAAAAGAATCCTGAACTTCATCCTATTATTTTAAAATGTATTTTAGCTGAATTAGAAGATAGATATATTCACAATAGTACTAACTATTGGAAAATGCTACAAACATATATTAATCAAAAAGGATGGGAATTATATGAAGATGATATAAAAGATTCTGGAAAGGAGGAAAACTATGGAGATGACTTCGCATAAAAGCTCAATTTTAGAGAGTTTTCATATCTCTAAAGCAGTGAAAGATGCGATAGATTATACAGAAAAAAGAAAAAGTGGAGAAATAAAGTCCCTAAAAACTCGTTGGCCTAAATTTAATTTATATGCAGGTGGAATCGAGTGGGGCAATATGCTAACATTTGCTGGAGTTTCTGGAAGTGGCAAATCAGCACTTGCTAATATGCTGGAGACTGATTTGTTTGATTTGAATCCAGAGGAAAAGTTTAAAGTATTATCTTTTAATTTTGAGATGGCTTCTTATAGGCAAGTTCTAAGAAAAATATCTAATAAAATTAAAAAGACTGTTGTAGATATCAAAAGTGCTGTTATGCCTTTATCCAATGAGGATATGGAATATATAAAAGCGGTTAGCGAAAAAATAGCAAGATATGATATTTATTACGTAGACATTCCTGGAACAGTAAAGCAAATTGGAAATACAATTTATAAATTTAAAAAAGAGAACCCCGGTTATAAAATATTAGTCATTTTAGATCATACAAGATTGGCTAAAAAAATGGGGCCTGGGCAAGGAGAGCAGCAAATGATTGATGCTCTTTGTGGGGTGTTTACAGAGTTGAAAAACTCTTTTAAACATTCTATTGCCTTTATATTACTATCTCAGCTAAATAGAGAGATAGAAAAAAGAACAAGTTCTCCTACGGAACATTATCCTGTACGCGGAGATTTATTTGGGTCTGACGCAATTTACCAATATTCTGATTTTGTGTTTGTTATACATCGTCCAGAATTATTGAATATTAAATATTATGGTTTAGACCGTATAGATACAAGCGGAAAGATTTTTCTCCATATGTTGAAAAATAGAGATGGTATGACGAAAATTATAATAATGGAGAACAAGTTGAAATACAATTTAATTGAGGAAATTTAAAAGGAGGATAACATAGCAACTTTTATATGTGTCGTTGGACCATCCGGTAGTGGAAAGACTACTGCGGCAAGGAATTTAGATCCTAAATCTACATTTATTATAAATGCAGATCAAAAGGATTTACCTTTTCCAGGATGGAAGAAAAGTTACTCGAAAGAGTTAGGAAATTATGCTGTAATTTCCAAAACAGGGGATATTATTCGTGTGTTTAAAGATATAATAGATAACAAGAACCATATTAAGACTCTTGTTATTGACACGATGAATAGAATTATGACAGATAAGGTTATGAGTGATAGAGATGTTGATGATTGGGGAAAATGGAAAGACTTATCTGGGGGAGTATATGATATAATATCTCTTATAAATAAGCGACTACCAGCTGATATGGTAGTCTTTGTACTATTTCATGAAGATACATTTTATACTGATGAAGGTATAAAAACTAGAAGGATTGCAGTACAAGGACAGCAATTGAAAAAGATTTCCATAGAATCTATGGGCACTGTTGTGCTTTTTACTAGGGTTAAACCTGGTGAAGAAGGCGGTAAATGTGAATATCTTTTTCAAACACAATCAGATGGTTATTCAACAGCAAAAAGTCCGATGGGAATGTTTAAAGATTTTGAAGTTCCCAACGACTATGAATTAATAATTAAGAAAATTAAAGAATATAATAATTAAATATGAGTATAGATTTTACAGACGTACCAGAAGCAACTAATGAAGGTGCTTCTAATGGATTAAGTTTTGGAATTCATGATACAACAATGACGGGAACGTTATTTGGTGAATCAGCAAAAGGAACTCCTTTTGTTGAGATTACTTTTGTTAATGAAGGAGGAGAGCATCTTGAAAGATTTTATACAACTAAAAATGCTTTACCTCGATTGAAATACTTACTTATAAAAGCTGGTATTGAGAAAGAAGCTTTAGATAAAGAAATTGAAGAAAAGCAACTGGAAGCTATGATTACCGGTAAGAAAGTAAGAATTCGAGTTGGTGGAAGAGAATTTAAAGGAAAAGATGGAAATGTAAAAATAGCTAAGGAATTAAGTTTTGCTGGTTTTGCCGAACCTATAAGTGTTCCTAAAAATGAATCTAAACTTATTTACGATGAAAGTGTTCACGTAAAACGTTTAGCTCCAACAGAAAAGGAGTATGATTCGTTAGATTTGGATGCTAAAGATGATGATGATTCGTTGCCATTCTAAATAATAATAGGGGGCTGAAATGCCCCCTTTTTTATATTAAAAACTATGACAAGAAATGATGGTGTGTTTAAATTTTATAAAATTCAGCATAAAGACAGCACTGGTTGGCATTTTTCAAGTTTTGATCATTTTGGAAGCCCTGATACAGGAAGTAAAGAAGATTGTTTTACTGCTTGTGGAAAGTGTTGGCAAAAAACAGGTCAACATGCTGTATATTCTCTTACCTTAGGATTAACGGGGCTTAAAAATATGGCTGAGAATAATCCTGGCTATAATTTTAGGTTAGTTTGTTGTGAAATAAATCAAAAAACTTATAAAGTTGCTAACTTTGGGATTAAAAAAATTAAAAAACAATGACTTTACAATTCGACACAAATATATTCTTCTCCAGTGATCATCACTACGGACATTCTAACATTATCAAATTTTGTAATCGTCCTTTCAAGAATGTAAAAGAGATGGATGATGTATTAATAGACAATTGGAATAATAAGGTTGGTAAAGATGATGTTATATTTCATTGCGGGGATTTTGCTTTAAATGGAAAAGCTGACTATATAAAATGGTTACTATCCAGTTTAAATGGAAAGATATACTTATGCAAAGGAAGTCATGATAAAGCGGTTTTAAAAAAAGAATGGGCAAGAGAACGATTTGAGGATATTCAATGGTATTATGAAATAGAAATATTAGATAATGTTAGTTGTAAACTCCAAAAAATATCCTTAATGCATTTTCCTATGAGAACTTGGGGAAAATCAAATTGGGGTAGCT